GCCCATTTCAAACCATGCTTTTTAGATAGGCAAAGGAAGTACCATAATTGAAAAAAGGTTTTACCAATGTTAGGCCGGCCAACTATACAACAAAATCTATTAGGCTTATAAACAAGATATTGGTCTACACTAGGTAAATTTATTCCTAATCCTGTAGGTATCTCACCATTTTTAAAAGCTATTAATGTTTCTATACTTTTCATAGCTTCTACGTTAAAGGTTTTGGTGCTTGTCCTAAATACTTACCGTTTATACCTATCTCATGAGCGTTCTCTTTTTGTATATCCTTTTCTTGTTTTTTAACATAATTTATAAAGTGAGTAAGTTTTTCTTTGTATTCATTATGAGTAAATTTATCTGTTAGGTATTGAATAGAAAACTCATTGAAATAATTAGATAGTTTAAGTTTGTTTATATTTAAAACATTCATTAAAGCTGTTAGAGTTTGAACTTCTTTTTTGATGTCGGTTATAGAATAAGTTTCTATTAAATCTAATGAGGAATTAATCCATTTTTCTAAATTACTATTTACTAGTTTATAGTTACTAGTTATTAGTTTATATATGTTACCAGTTAGTAGTTCAGTTAGCGGTTCAGACACCTGTTCAGTTAGTTGTTCACTTAGTGGTACAGTTACTTGTTCATTATCGTACAACTTAATTAAGTGTATTTGAGGTGCTTTATAATTATTTAATCCTTTCTTATATTTTATTAATTCAAAAGTTTGTAAATCATCTAAGCATCTATAATAAGTTCCTTTGTTACCTATACAAGCTCCTTGCATAGCTAAGTCATAAGGGCATTTAAACCATTCAACCCAATTAGCTCTATTGCCTTGATTCCAAAGAAACAAGTATAAACTTATGTGTGTTGGTCTTACTTTATCAGGGTTATTAAATACCCATGAATAAAAAGCCTTTATTTGTTCAAATCCGTTAATTCTCATATCCAAAGCCTTCATTAGTTAAACAATAACCTTCATGCTGCTTAAAACTTATGCCGTTAACATCAAAGTTGTAAGTATAAAGACTTAAAATAAAATCTTCGCTATTTATTATATCTGGCAAATAAATTACATCAGATCCTAAATCTATTTCTGAGCCTATTAGCGTTAAGCTTATTTGAACATCATATCCTTTTTTACTAAAAAATCTTTGAACTGCCTTGCAATATCTTATGCCTTGTATAAAAGCAGAAAGAGAGACCTTGTCTTTTTTTAATTCAAAAACCTCTATTCTATGGCTTGTTTGTATTACAGAGTTTCCATCAGTGGATTCTACTGTGGGTTTATAATAACTTATTATATCTGATATTCCATAGTTACCTAGTCTTAATTGACTAAAAACTTTGTCTGGCTTAAGTCTTACAAGACCTCTTACCCATAATGCCTCACAACCTTCTTGTGATTTAAACTGCTCGTAGATGATTTGTTCCAAATCCTTCTCTAAAAATTTCATACGTTACGTATTTTTAAATAAAAAAAACCTGTCAAAATTACTGGCGTCCACTCCAAATAATCTTAACAGGTCTTTAAATTTCGATAGTTATCTACTGTGGACGACAATAACTAAAAGCAAAGATACAAAAATTATTTGATATCTATTGTTTTATTTAGTTTAATTAACTTCTTTATCCCATATATCTAACTGCTCTAAATGTAATATAGAAAGAGCAGCTACATTAATCCATGATAAAATAGACATTCCAGAAGCAAAAGCTATATCTCTATAAATTAAAGGTCTATTACGGCTGATTTTTAAATAATTAACACCCATCACCCAACTTAAAACAACACCTATAACGTATATTATTATTATCTTTCTCATAATTTATTATTTAATTTAGAAGGGTAATTCACTTTTACTTTCTTCTGATTCAGTAGGTGCATTATTAGAACTATCCACTTTATTAACCTTCCAACAGCTTAAAGAAGTAAATATCTTATTCTCTGCTTCTGGTTTCCAATTAAAAGACCTTAGATTAAATTCTACTTCTACTTGAGACCCTATTTTATTGTATTCTGTAAACTTTTCTAAGTGTTCTACATACTCTTCTTTCTTGTATAATTCAAACTCTAATAAGTTGTTATACTGTTGTCCTGTGTCTATTCTGAAAGACCTTTTTTTACCTTCTCCTGCTTGTTCAATATCTGATACTGAAACTAGCTTACCTACTACTTTGTAATTTTCCATTCTATTTATTTATATTTTAAAATTAATTGATTCATTTCTCTTTCAAAAGACTTCTTTTTCTTTTCATCTATTGTAATACTTAAAGATAATACATTTTCGAATATCTGATAGCTTTCACTCATAACATCTGCATCTACATAATTAGCAAATTCATTCTCATGCTTTTCTATCTCTTTTAAAAATCTATTACCGTATTGCTTAACCTTTTGAAAGTATATTTTACTTCCAGTTATCTTGTCTGCTTGATCTAATATAAAACCAATAGCAGCAGTATAGCAGAATAAGTTATTTGTGTTGTTCATATTAAAATAATGTTTTTTGATTAGTCACTTTACCAAACAACTCTCTTTTTTTAGCTTGTTTTAAATTGTAAATAGCTTGTTTGTAATAACTATCTTTTAATTCAATCCCTATAGCTTTACGACCTAAAGAAACAGGACTATAAACCTCACTACCTACACCCATAAAAGGAGTTAAAACAACTTCTCCAGTATTAGAATACATTTCTACTATTCTATCTATTACATCTAATTGCAAAGGGTGTACGTGCTTTTCGTCATCTTCTTCTCTACTATCTTTAAAAGGTAATACATTATCTATTCTAATGTCATCCCAAACACTAGAGGCATATCTTTGCCAAATGTAATGAGATAATTTATTACTCTTTGGATCTTCATGTCCTTTAAACTCTTTATTTAAATAATCCCATAATTGAGATTCATTTATATTAGTTCCTTGTGCATTATTCCAAGCTGTTAGAATGTTAGGTAAAATTGGAGTATCGCCAAAGTATTTATTTAACCCGTTAGGATGTGTTACTGGTACTTCGTTTTCTCCTTTCTTAGTGAATATCAATACATAATCAGGCATAGCAGTAAAACACTTTGTAGAATCTTCTACTATAAATTTGTGCATTAAAGATTGTACCATAGTTCTCATTCTAACTTTTAAAGGCTCTTTCCATATTGTTATACGATTTCTATATTCAAATCCATATTTAGCATGTAGTTTTATTACTTCATGTGGGAAATCCCAAAGCCTACAAGTATTATCAAATACATCCGTGCAATGTACAGCCGTTATCCTACCAGGCTTTGTAACTCTAGCAATCTCTTTTATTAAAAATTCGTATTGCTCTAAAAATTGTTCTTTGCTTTCACAATTACTAAAGTCTCTTTCGCTACTAGAATAATTATAAAGTCCTGCAAATGGAGGGCTATAAACTGACAAGTCTATACTTTCATTGTCTAAAGTTGGTAGTACTTCCATGCAATCACTATTATAAATTGCGTAGTCTTCTGTTACTTCTTGTTGTTTCGTTTTCATGTTCTTTTTTTATATAAATTTAGGTTTAATTATTTCTTTGTTAAATTCTCTTTTTGTGTCTTCAAATGATCCGTTTACATTTATTGTTAATTTAGTGTATAATTCTATTGCTTTTTCTGTTTTCTTTTGTAATGCCTCTAATACTTTATCTTGTCCATCAGATGTAACCATATCAATAGTAACATTACTCTTTTGACCAAACCTCCAAAACCTTCTAATAGCTTGATAGTATTGTTCATAACTATAAGTAGGAAAAAATACTGAATGATTGCAATGCTGCCAATTTAAACCCATACCAGTCATCTTAGCCTTTGTTATAATTCTCTTTATTTTACCTTGTGCAAATGCTAATAGTATTTCTTCTTTTTTCTCCATAGATTGACTACCTATTATTTCTACAGCCTCACTATCTAACTCTCTTAATAGTTTACTTTCATCATTTAAATTACACCAATATACAGAAGTTTTACCTGCGGCTAATTCTACAGCCCTTTCACATCTTTCTTTTATTGTCTGTTTTTGTTCGTGTCTTACTTCATTAAAACCTTTAGCCGACAAATTAAACATTTGTATTTGACCTTCAACATCTATTAAAGATTTGTTTTTAACTGTATGCTTATTTAGTATTAATTCAGGTAGTTTATATCTTTCATCTGAAAACCCTAAATCGCTAGGCATCTTAACCATTATAGCCCATTGATTAACCCAGCTAAAAAAGTCTTTTTCTGCGTGAGGTTTTAAATACCATTTTTCTCCAGCGTGTTTAGGATCAATAGAGTTATTATTATTCTTAAAGAACTTACCTAACATATCAGTATAACCCATATAACCTAAAGCCTCCGAGCTTGTACCCAACTCTATAAAGTCATTAGGGCTAGGTGTAGCGGTACTTAAAAATCTATAAGGTAATTTCTTTACAAAAGATGTTACTTGACATTTAATTTTACCATCAAAATTTTTAAGTATAGAACTTTCATCTAATATACACCCTTCAAAATCTTCACTATTAAAATAATGTAGCCTTTCGTAATTACATATTACTATACTTTTACTATGTGTACCGTCTTTGCTGTATTCTATATCATCAATACCCATTTTTTGAGCTTCTAATATAAATTGAAATGCAACAGCTAGAGGTGTTAAAATCAATACTTTTTTATTAGTATGATTAACTACATTTTGAGCTATTGCTAATTGAATTAAAGTCTTACCTAATCCAGTATCAGCAAACACAGCTATACGACCTTTTCTAGTAGCTCTTTCTATTATTTCACGCTGAAAGTCAAAAGCCATTTCAGGGATATAGTTGGGTTCAAATCCAAACGAGCCTAAGCTATGCTTTTTAGTTTCTAAAAATTC